AAAAGGGCGACCCGTTGCCGAGCCGCCCTCCTTTCAACCGCGGCCGAGCAGATTACTGCTCGCCGATGGTATCTTCGCCTTGGGTGCCGACGGTCGTGTCCTCGCCCGTGGACTGTGCCGTCTGGCCGATCGACTCGAGTCGTGCGCGGATCGAGGCAACCTTCGCGAGCGCGCCGGACAGATCAACCTCGGGAGGAGTGCTGTCCTGCAGTTCCTGCAGCTCCTGCTCGAGCTCGTTGACGTGCGTTGCGACGGTCTCGACATCGGTCGCGATGGTGTCGAGCGCCTCATTCAGTTGATCGATGTCTGCCATGTTGTTCTCCGTGTCACGGCGTAGGGACCTGATACTTTCGCGGTTCCACAGGTGGAGCGCGAGGACCAGACCTACAAGAAGCCAATACTGCATGATGCCTCCTATTGGCATGAGAGGGGAGCCGGGTTACCCGCCGGCTCCAGCGGGGTCTCGATTAATCCTCGAGAAGGTCGGCAGCCTTGAGGGCCTTGATGACCGCGCTGACCTTCTTGGGCAGCTTCTTGATGTCGTCGAGCTCGACGTCCAGGTCGTGCTCATCGACGAGAGCCTGGAGCTCATCCTCGTCCATGTCCTCGACATCATCCTCGGCGACCTTCTTGGCCTTCTTCTTGCCGGACTTCTTGTCCTCCTTCTTATCGCCCTTCTTGGACGACGATTTGGAGGCCGCGGCGTCGGCATCCTCGAGCGCCTCGATCAGCTCGTCCTCGTCGAGCTTCTTGGCCTCCTTCTTGGTACCGAGGTCGCGCTCGACGTAAAGTTCGCGCAGCTCGTCCTCGTCCATCTTGGAGTAGTTGGGCTTCTTCTCGGACTTGTCCTTCTTGTCGGACTTGTCCTTGCCGCCCTTCTTGTCCTTCTTGGAGGACTTCTCCTCCTTGTCGTCATCGCCGCCCTTGTAGTCGTCGATCGAACAGAAGTCGGTCATCTTGAAGGTGCGCTTGCCGTTGTAGGTGTCCGGCGTGAAGACGCCGACGATCTCCATGTCGGTGAACTCGGAGACGTCGATCTCCATCTCGTCCTCGGGAACCTCCATGCCCATCGCGGTCATCAGCGCGTGGAGTTTCCACAGGCTGTTCTCGGTGAGCGGGCAGTAGAACCAGGCCTTGGCGCCCTTGAACTCGCCCTTGCTGACCTCGAACGTGAACTCGATCTGGTCGTTGTTGTTGCCCGACTTGCCGATGGTCGCTTCAAGACACTTGAGCGGATAGTCGCCCTCCTTGTTGACGCGAGTCCGCGTCTCGATGTCCTTGAAGTTAACCTTGACGGTCTTCTTGCTGCGGCTGCTGCCACGTGCTGCACGAGCCATTAATTCTTTCCTTTCACTATCTTCATGATCTTCCGGAAGTCGGGATCGATGATGTAGTCCGGAGCCTCGATCCCCTTGGGCTTCCGGATCTTTGTGGTGTAGACCTCATTGGGTCCTAGCCGCAAACAGTATTGTTTCTTGATTTCCTTGACGACCTTCTTGGTGTCGGGGTCTTTCTTCTTAGTGATCTTAACCCGAATGAAGGTATTGCCGACGATGTTGACGCTGGCACACAGGTCTTTGTTGACCGAGGGCATGAGCTTAGTGCCCACCTCGGGTGCGAGTGCGTCGTTCCCATCATCTTCTTCGTCACCGCCGTTGAAGACTCGCTCCTGTGCGACGAACACCGAGTGCACCGGCAGAGCGCGGATGTCCATAATGACCTTCATTAGGTCTCCCGCAACTTCTCCCCAGTGCTGGCGGGTGAGTGTACCGAAGTCGCCGGGCTTCTTACGGCCCTTGGTCTTCACCTTGTTTCGCTCTGCAGTCTCTCGAACGAGAATGCCCTGCAGCTGAGTCATGGTGTCGAGGATTACCGTCTTGTACGGAAGTTTGCCTCGAGATGCCCGCTTGGTCAGCCAGAGGATCTGCTCCAGCAGTTCTTCGCTGGTTGCGATGTCGACCACGTCCAGGTCATCGACATCGCTGATGGACTCTTCGCCGTTGTCCATGATGTTGAGATAGAGGATCGGCTTTGGCCAGCTCGCGGCGAGCGTGGTCTTACCTGTGCCGGATCGACCATAGAGCGCGGCGGACACCTCTCGCCGTATCTCAGAAACCTTCTTGGACCGGGGTGCTCGGTCCTCCTTACGGATCGTAGTCGCCATGTGAAAAATACCTCACGGGGTAGGTTGCACGTTATATCGCATCCTACCCCGGAACGCAACCACTAATCCTCTGAGCGGTCCTTGTCGTCATCCTTGTGACTGAGGTCCTCGGTCTGGTACTCACGCTTAAGTATCCAATCGAGGTCTGAGCCGGTAGCCTCCGCTTTGCACAGAGGCTGATAATCGCACCAGGAGCAGTGTCGGCCGATGTTCTGGTCTTTCTTTTTGCCGTGAAAGTCCCGCATCTCCTGTGCGGTATCCACGAAGTCATCCCAGATATTGTCCACAATGCGAGGCTTGACCGGACTGTAGACTCGGATGAAACGATTGCGCCGGTTCGCAGCAGCATCGGTCAGTAGCTTGGTGAACTCCTTACGCTTTTTCCCCTCATCCTTGATCCACCGTTCTATCCGCGAAGGTAGAGAGTCGATGCGAGCTTGGCTCACCTTTCCCGTTGCGGTTAACTCTCCCGGGACGTTGCAAGGCTTCGAGCTGATGTAATCCCACAGGACTCCGTCGATCTTCTTGAAGCCCATCTCCTCGAGTGCGCGGAAGTAGACTGCTGCCTGCACCGACCTCCAGCGCTCATCCTCGGACGGCATCCTGCTAAAGGACTTGTGCTCCATCAGCCAGCGCATACCCTTGGACTTGACGACCGCGTCGATCTTGCCGGTGAACCACAGTCCGTCGTCTAGCTCAATACGGAACTCATGCTCGGAGTTTCGACCGCCATGGGGGATCGGTTTGGTCGATCCTTCCCAGTAGTCGAAGTAGTCCTTCATAATATCTCGGATGTCTTCGATGAGATTGCCATACATCTCCCGTTCCTTGCGGAACATGGCACCCTCTTTAAGGTCGATCTTCTTGAGCACCTTCTCCCAGTTCTTCCCCTCGAGCTGAGTCTCGATGATCTTATGGATGATCGTACCGAAGACGAGCGGACGCTTGCGCTTGATACGCTGCAGGCCGAGCACGAACTTGTTATGATACATCCGCCGGCATTGACGATACACCTTCACCTTCGACTGACTGACGTTGATCTGGCCGTCAGCCGTCAGGACTGTGGAGTGATCGTGCTTCGGTGCCTCGCGGCTGTTATGACCTAGGCCAATTCTCGAGGCCGCTTCTTCGGTCGGTGTTTGTCTTTGCCGCTCTTTCGCTTTCCTTTCGCGGCGGCGATCTGCAACTGTTCGTCCAGCCATTCCTTCAGTCCTTTGCCTTCGCTCCATGCGCCGATCTTGGCTTCAGCCTCGATTGGAACACTCAGGTTAATCTCAAAATCCTCGAGCAACTCGGGTTGCGACATTATCTCGAGGCCCCGCTTGTACACTTCTTCCACCTTGTCGGCGCGAACCTCTAGTAGCACGGCGTCGTGAACAGTGCCCACAAGGCCGAACCACTTCTTCTTAAATTCCTTCCGCATTTGTAGAGCAGCCATGAGATTGAGCTCATTAGCAAAACTCTGGACAGGAGAATTAATTGCCTGCCGCTGAGCCTCGCGTCTTTCGGGAGTATCTCTACCTCCCATCGCTGCCGGGAGCCTTCTCTTGCGCCCAGATAGAGAGCGGACGTATCCATTGATCTGAGCAAATCTACGTTGCTTATCGTGCCAGTCGGGGAAAGCAGGATATAGCTCGAAGAATGCTTCGCGGCTTGCTTGTGCTTCTTCATCGTTGACCTCCACCCCGTAGTTGTCACGAGCATAGATCTTGAATTTCTTCCACCACATGCCGTAGAGATAGCCGAAGTTGATGGCCTTGGCCTTCTTACGAACTTCCTTCCACATGGACATGAGCTTCGAAGCATGATCGCCGCCCATCGCGAGGATGTACTCGATTGCCTCGCTGTAGTTCATCTTCTTGGGCTTCTTGCCCGCGGCTTCCCTGTGGAGTTCAACGGTCTTCTTTATTTCTTTCTTGTATCCTGCGCCACGTTCAATCTCGCGCACAGCAGTCTGCCAGTGAGGGTCACCTCCGTCATTAAAGACCGCCAGGAGGTTATGCTCATCCGCAAGTTCGGCGGCAATTCTAAGTTCGATCTGAGAAAGATCCATCTCGATGAGGACAAAACCTGGCGCAGCAGTGATAAGACTTCTAATACGGGGATCTCGTGGGACCTGCTGAAGGTTAGGATGCTCGCAAGACAAGCGACCTGTGACGGTTCCATGAAGTTTGAAAACCGGATGGAGCCTTCCGGTGGTGTCAATGTAAGGACGCCACCCCTCGATGAAGGATGATAGCTGTTTCTGAGCAGCTCGGAACTTAAGAAGGTCACCGACCATGGGATGGTCAATTCGGAGTAGGACACTCTCACTAACACTGGCCTTTCCTCCTTTGGTCTTCTCGACGACCGGTATCTTCAGGACGTTAAACAGTAGATCGCCCAGCTGGTCGGGACTACCCCAGTTGATCTTTCCCTTGTTCGGTCCCTTCGCATCAACCTTGACAGCCTTCTTACCCCACTTCTCGAGGTTCGTTAGCGCGGTTGATACCTCCTCACGCAGATATGTCTCAGCGCCATCCATCTTCTCGAGGTTGATGTAGACGCCTTTATACTCGGCCTCGATGAAGAGCTGAATGCACGGAACCATGATAAGGTCGTGGACCCGTTTGACATCATGGTCCTCATCGAGCATTCGCTTAAGGATCGGCTTCAGCTTGCGCGTGTAGAAAACGTCGTGCGCCGCGTACTTGGCATTGGTTCTCGACCAGGCGGTCTTCTCCTTACCGTCAACGTCCCAGTCTGGCGCACCGAGATACTTCTGTGCGAGATACTTCAGGCCATGTAGGTCATTCTCGTCTAGGAGGTAGTGAGCCAGCATGGTGTCGAAGTCGACACGCCACTTGACGCCGAAGCGAACCAGCATCCACAGGGCGTCGAATTTGCCATTGTGGAATACTGTCTTACACTTGTTAAGCTTGAGCGTTGCTAGCTTAACGATTTTCCGAAGTTCGCTTGGAGTCCAAATGCCGGCAGTTTCCATAGGCACGACCCATTGTCGCTTGCGGCAACCGAACTGCATCGCCACGACGCGCGGCAAGTTGTTGGACCCATGAGTCCCCTTATGCTGCGCCAGTAGGGCTTGAGAAGCGCGGCCCTGCTCGATGAGCTCATCTTGTAGGGTGGTAAACGGGTATAGACGAGACGTCTCAAGATCCGCCGAAACCGTCCCCTCGAGATCCCGGAGCATCTTCTTGACCTTGTCCCAGGTGTCCACGACATGGTAGTCAAGAGAACGCTCTTCAGGGATGCCCCCGAACTTGACACATTCGGTAAGACGTTGAAGGTCCTGCTCGATGGTAGCAACCCACTTCTCGTCATGGAGTGCTTGGTGAGGATGTAGT